AAAAGTTGTCCGATAGGACCAGAAAATAATAGTCCAGCAGCCGCGGCTAAAACTAACTTAGTTCCAATACCCGCAAATGTTGCAATTACTGCTGGTAATGCAATTTTAATTGCAGCAAGTGCTGCACCTGCTACAAGTAATCCTGTTATTGTTTCATTCTTAATTTTATTAAGTTCATCTTTATTATTGCTGGCAAGTGCGCTGATTGTATCAACACCTTTCATCAATAACCATCCACCAAATATGGAGGTGAAGAAGTCACCTAATCTCGAAAGAGTAAACTGTGCCTTAGCTGCAATTTTATTTGCAGGTGCTAATGCTGCTGCTTGGATTTTCTTTTCAATTACACTCTCTTTACCTTCACGCAGTTTTTGCTGCGCCAATCTATTCTGTAATTCTGATTCTTGTGCTTCTTGTTGTCTCTCTAATGCTGATTGTCCTGCGAGAGTATTACCAATGACTTGTAGAGAACCAGTCAAAGATTGCATCTGAGCACCCAGATTTTGCAACTGGTTTGCTACAATGCCTAGTTGTAATGAATTTCTACCAATAAGTTGTTTGGTCTCTGGATCTACCTGTGCAGGTGCCACTGCTCTGCCGGTGTAAGCAGCGGCAGACATTCTTCCTTGTCTTCTACCTAGCAGTGGTGAAATCTCAACCATTCTGTTGTGCCTTTAAATTTTCTTCTTCAATATACTGTTGGAGGAAGGCAAGATAAACTTCTTTCTCCCACGGTATCATATTTTCTAACTCTGTTAAGCTATATTTATGATGTTGCATCAAGGCAAAGTTAATTTTAAAGTATGACTCAAGATCAGTATGAGCCATACCTACGCGAAAAAAGATGCTAACCCTTCCAATACGATATCATTTTCTTTCCCTGTATTGGGATTAGTGATCGTAACTGTATGAGAAAGTTTTGGCATCGTTGAGAAGAAGTTTTCAATCTCCTTAAACTGTTTTGAACTTAGAGATTCAATAAAATCTTTCAGTTCTTTTTTAGTACAATCTTTAACAGACCAAGATTCCTCTTCATTATAAATCTGTTCGATACAGGACATAATAATATCGAATGTATCATCAACACCAATATCAGTCACTGTGAAATTATTTTTAATGAATTCATTCATAGAAGGATATCTCATCTTAAGAGTCAAATCATCATCAAGTTTAATATCTGATGTATGCGACTCATCATATTGAACTTCAATTGAATCTAGATCAATTACAGCAGAAACTTTTGTAGTTCCATCATCAGGACAAGTAATTAAAACTTCTACTTCTTCACCAACAGACTTGCCACGAATGTTGAGGAACAAATATTCAATATCAAATGTAGAAAGTTCATTAACTTTAATACCTCTTGTAATAATACAAGATGAAATGACTTCCTTAATAGCATTAGCAATATGTTGAGTGTCTTCACTCTCCATAGCAATAATTAAAACTTTTTCTTCTTTAACTAAAAAAGGTCTGTACTTAATCTTCTTTTTAATAGAAGGAATTACCAACTCATAAGTTGGTGTAGAAATCTTTGGTAAAGGCATTACGATTCATGCACGTCAGTAAAATTATTTAGAGAGGTTATTAGAGAACTCTTCCTTGACTAATATTAGATGCTTGCGTTGAATCTAACTGATATGGAGCATCCTTGGAATTAAATCCAAAGTTATAAAGTACATCATTTCCTGCGTCTAATAGAGTAGACATAAATGGATTAATTCCAGAGTCATTGGTAGGACCATTAAGTACAGAACGACCATAAACCGATTTAGACTGTTTTTGTGACGGTGTATCTGTGCTTGCTGGTGCTTTCTTATTGCCATTTCTATTCAAGAAAGCATCAATTGAGCGAGACTGACCAGAATAATACCTATCATAATGAAAAGATGCTGTTGCTTTTAATATTTGTGAACCTTCATATGATACTGGCGTAGCGTTCAATGATATTGGGAACAATCCAAAGAATCTATATTCAATGTATCTCTTATAATCTCTTTCAAACTTGATAATTCTAGTTTCATCACACTTGTATTCATTAGGATATCTCATCCTGAAATGAAATCCATCAACAAGAGGATTAGCACCGATAGGATTTACTATATTTTTATTAATTTGTGTTCCGCCAGTCTCTGATCCAGAGCTCATGAACTCCATCCAGTGCTCTAAGAACTTCAACGATTTATATCCAGTGTCAACATAGAAATCCATGTCAATCTGAACAAAGGTTCTAGTATGTGCAAACTTTTCTGCAACACCCTGATATTTTCCTACAATATCTGCTGTTGCAAATCCACTTCCTGGAAGTGATGCTCTACAACATAAGAGTCCTATTGTCTCAGTAATATACCTACTATCCATCCCTCTCTGTTTGAGATGTCTTTGTAAATTTCCATTGAGTCCACCAAATTCTACAAGAAAGTGAGATGATGTTGCAACCTGACTTATGGTTGGTTTTATCTGAGATATTTTCTTCGGAAGGGGTCTAGGCACTCTAAATATATTATAGGTGATTGTTTAGTTATTTAGATGTCATATAAAGGAAAATACAAACCATCTTATCCTAAAAAATATAAGGGAGATCCTACTAATATCATATACCGTTCTCTCTGGGAACGCAAGTTTATGGTTTACTGTGATAATAATACAAATGTTATAGAATGGCAGTCAGAAGAATTTTGTATTCCATACCGATCACCTATCGATAATCGAGTTCATAGATATTTTCCAGACTTCTTTATCAAGTATAAAGATGTTAATGGTAGAGTTAGATCGTCTCTTATTGAAGTAAAACCTTTAAGACAATGTTCACCTCCACCTAAACCTAAAAGACAGACAAAAAAATACCTGAACGAAGCATATGAGTATGCTAAGAATCAGGCAAAATGGAAAGCAGCAAAAGATTATTGTTCTGATAGAATGTGGGATTTTAAGGTAATGACGGAGAAAGAACTCGGTATCAAGTAATGGCAAAGAGACCCACACAAACAGATAGTAATGTAAACAGGATCCGTGAACTTGTCGATAATATGACAGGTTTAAAAAATCCTGATGATAGAATGCTTGAAGTTTTAGATATGTTGACTGCCTCTTCTGCAAGATCTGTTGAACCTGGAAAATTATATCTCTTTGTGTATAATGCCAAAACACCCAATATTACATACGATCAGAATCCATTTATAGCAGTCACAGATGTATTTCAATGGGGATTCCGTGGATTTAGTGCTCATTGGAGAGAACCTAGACAATATACTTGGAATGAAGTAGGAACTGATGTGTATGAGATTTTCCGTTCTGAAGTAAATGATGTGCTAAGACTGTCACTTATGAATAAGCGTCTAAATACTTAAAAATCTCTCTGTAGATGGCTGATCCTAAGAAAGATGCTAAGACAGCACTTAGATATCCCCTAAAAAGCATGGCGGGTACTGGTGATAATAAGCAAGATATGTTGTATATAAAAATCTTCACTCCTAAGAGGTCGGAAGATATTTATTCGTTAGATAACATGTTTGAGACTAAGAAAGTAAAACAAGTTCATAAGGGTGGAGACAATGACGGTCAACCATATATGGATAAAGAAACAGGTAAGCAAGTAGAAAATGAATATGTAACTGGTTTTAAACCAATAAAAACGAGAGATGATATTTTTAATGAGGTTGGATCTGAGACAGCAGAGATAGAATCAAATGCTAGATATATCTACTTGCCAATACCTCAACAGGTAACAGATAGTATATCTGTTGATTATGCACAGGATACTATGAATCCGCTACAAGCTGCAGGTCTTGCTGCAGCTTCTGGTCTGGTTGGAGACCCTAAGGACACTTTACAAACTGCAATGCAGGTAATGCAGACTGCTGCAGGAACATCAATTGGACCAGATACTAAGAAGATGCTTACAACCATCTTAGGTGGTCAAGCAATCAATCAACTTGGTGCTAATGTTAATGCCCAATCATTGATTACCAGAGCAAGTGGTCAAGTTCTGCAATCAAATATGGAACTTCTATTTAATGGTCCCACATTAAGATCATTCCCATTTGTCTTTGACTTTGCTCCCCATGATGAGTTTGAAGCAGCAGAAGTGATGCAAATTATTAGAATAATGAAAGAAGCAATTGTACCAAAGAAAGGTACAAACGCTGGATTGTTCATTAATTCTCCAGATTTATTCCAACTTGAATATATTACTGCCGAGGGTAAAGAGCATCCATTTTTAAATAGATTTAAGATTGGTGCTGTTAGTGATATTAGTATAAATTATACAGCATCTGGAACTTATGCAACTTATGGTGGAAGTTTGAGAGCACCAGTTCACATACAAATGTCATTTACATTTAAAGAACTTAATCCAATCTATTTTGAAGATTATAATCAAATAGATGTTAATGGTAAACCAATCGGAGGTGTAGGATTCTAATGGGATATTTTCAAGAACTCCCTGATCTTTTATATCAGTCAAATTTATTAACTAAGACTTCATCTCAAGAATACCTTAGAGTAAAGAATTTATTTCGTAGAGTAAAACTTACAGATCAAGTAAAAGAGTCTGCAACATTCTTTCAGAAGTATGCAATAGAACAGGGCGATAGACCAGATGTTATTGCTGAAAAAATTTATGGTGATCCTAGGAAAGATTGGGTTGTAGTATTAACTGCAGGAATCACAAA